CGAAAACATCAATTCGTGTACCAATAGTATTCTCTACTGATGACCCAAGTACAACTGAATTATCGACACCATCACAATTGGTGTAACCATAAGCTGGAATGGATGTAAACTTGTTGTTCGCTTGTAAATTCATTGGTTTCGACAATCCAAACATGGCAGCAACTTGTGACACTGCGTGTGCTATCCATGAAACTGGTGCCAAATACTTTCCAATAACTGGCAATGTACTACCCATAGTTGCCATATTCCCAACTATACTAGCTGGCGATGATATAATGCCAGTAGCAGCCCTTAATTCTGCTTCGCCTACCTGCGCAAGTGGCAATTGTATGTCAGATATGCGCTCCTCTAAATTTTTACGTGCTGCGAGAGGATCACCTCTAAATAACTTCATAAAACGCTGGAAAGAACTCATAGCAGAAGCTGATGGTACAAAGTTATTAGGAATAGCTGTTGGTATTTGCAATGATATGTCCACAAACCTCGCAAATACACTGGCTGTTGCGCTACCAGTCTGTAAACTATTTAGTACGGTAATTGAAAGTGTGCCCATATCACCCAAACCTCGCACTAAATCATAGTGTGTGAAATAACTCACATATGGTATTTTCAATATACCAATCGTACCTGAACCCGCATCTATGATCACTCGTGGGAAAACGGATTTAGATTGAAGGAAATCGTTTATTAGAACCCGATCGCCTATCTCATCAAACTTACTATATGGCGCAAAGAAAGCCATCAATCTACCTGCCTGAAAAGTATTCGCATTTATCACTATTCTTATCTCAACGTTCGCGCGAAGAAATGTAAAATGTGATATTTTTGAAACTGCATTCGGGGATGATGAAAATATAGACTGAGGAAAATCATACGATGCGATAGTGACGTTAGGTGTAAGGGCTGAATTCCACGTAAACGTGCCTATTAGTACTGGTCTCTCCAACACATCTATGATATTATGTTCTCTAACTTCAACTGCTGATGCCATAATGTCTGGTCCTACTGTCACTGGACGTGGCAGTGTCACTTCTTGTTTCGACGTATCATCCACCCATTGTGTGACTTGCTGGGTTTCATTTGTGGTACTGGGGTCTGTCGGTGCAATAATGTTTGTAACTGATTGCATCGTGTCCGAATTATCTGTATCTACCTGAGCGACGGGTAGTTCTGGCGCATCTCCACACATATTATCTGTATGTATACTTTTCATTAAGTTTTTATATGTTGCTTTACCCCCTAAATTTGTGAAAAACAATACGGATTTCATATTTTTATATGTATG